ATGTCTATGTCTGTAGATCAAGTGTTTATAAAACAATTTGAAGCAGATGTTCATTTAGCTTATCAGCAAATGGGCACAAAATTGCGTTCTACAATTCGCAGTAAAACAGGAGTTGTTGGAACATCGACAACTTTCCAGAAAGTTGGCAAAGGTATTGCCAGCACAAAATCGCGTCATGGTATTGTGCCTGTGATGAACTTGAACCACACACCTGTGGAATGTACATTGCAAGATTATTATGCCGGTGATTGGATTGACGCTTTGGATGAATTGAAAACAAACGTTGATGAACGTCGCGTTGTTGCGTCTGCTGGTGCGTATGCTTTGGGTCGTAAAACCGATGAATTGATTATCGATGCGATGAATACAGCAACACAATATGTTGGTGATTATTCTACGGGTTTAACAAAAGCATTGATAATGGCAGCAATTGAAAAATTGAATACAAATGATGTTCCTGATGACGGTCGCAGATATGCTGTGGTTGGTGTTCATCAGTGGAATGAATTGTTGGCGTTGGATGAATTTGTTTCTGCTGACTATGTTGGTGGTTCTACACCATTAATCGATGGTTGTGAATCAAGAAAATGGTTAGGGGTTAACTGGATTTTATGCAATGCATTGCCTTTGGCAAATAGTGATGATCGTGATTGCTTTATTTATCACGCATCCAGTATCGGTCATGCGTGCGGTCAGGAAGTTAAAACAGATATTACATGGCATGGTGAACGTGCTGCGCACTTTATCAGCAACAGCATGTCCCAAGGTGCTGTATTGATTGATGCAGAAGGAATTGTTCGTATTAAATGCGATGATGACGCTGCTTAATATATAACCAAAAGGAAAATCAAATGGCATTTCAAAACAAAAACTTATCTGTAATTGCGTATGCAAATGGCTTTACTCTGTGGCACTATAAAGCAAACGAAGCATTAGCAACAATAACTGCGTCCGGATATTTTTCAAGCGTGAACAGTTTGATGAATACTGGTGATATTATTTTAATCAACGGTTCCAATGGAACAACGATGAAATCAATTGCTGTTTCAAGTGGTGTTGTGACGGTTGCTGCATTGTCCTAGGAATATGCAACAGAATAATTTATAACGGGTCGGTAAACGGCCCGTTTTTATATTAAATGGGTATAAAAATGTTTACGAAAATAGATTTATGTTCAATGGCTTTGTTGAAATTGGGCGAAACACCGATTCAATCTTTGTACGAAGAATCAGTCAAAGCGCAACTGGCCAGAACTTTGTTTGATACAACAGTAGATACTTTGTTATCAATGTTTCCATGGCGATTTGCAACACAGTCTATAATATTAAATAAAAATTCTGATGGGGATTTTGTTATTCCAGTCAGTGTTTTAAGAATTATAAAATGTGATGGCAAGATTACCGACAATAAAATTATAAATTCATCTGAAACCACAGAAATTATAGCGATTATCCGCAAAGAGCCAGAAGCTTTTCCAGGATATTTTGCATCATTAGTTGCAACAAAATTGGCGGTAGAATTTTGTATTCCTTTGATTGGTGATACAAATATATTCAACATGATGATGGCGTTGTATGAATCAGAATATCAATCTGCAAAATTCATAGACAGCACAACATCAAATCAAACAACTATTGATAACTTTTCTTTGATAAATTCCAGATTTTAATCAAAAGGATTTAATATGGGAAACTTTCTTAGTACACAAAATATGTTTTCTTGTGGGGAAGTATCATCAGAATTTTATGCGACAAACAATTTACACGGACTTACAAAACTAGAAAATATGGACATATTACAATCTGGTGGTCTAAAGCGCAGACCTGGACTAAAATCTGTAAAAACAATATCGGGCGAATCAGTTTTAATCTCTTTTATTGTTAATGACACAGAAAAATATTTGGTTTTGGTTCGGGATTCGGCAATAGATATATACAGTAACGATGTGAAAATAAAAACTTTACCGGCCCCTTGGTCAGAAGCCGATTTCCAAAAATTACAATATGCACAGCGGTTTAATAAATTATTTTTTGTACATCCAAATTATCAGCCACGCGTATTGACCAGAACAGAAAATAATTTTAATATTGCAACATTTGTTTTCAAGGCTAATTCTGATGCCAGTGCAAATATGCCTTTTACACGATTTGAAGATACAGATGGTATGTCAATAACTGTAAGTCAAAGTAATATTGATAATAATCATGCGGTGTTCACGACAAGCGCAGATTTTTTTACAGATGCGTCTGTAGGACAAACTTTGTTGGTTATATCAAAACAATGGATTGTTCAAACTGTTCATAGTGCGCGCACAGCTACTGTTTACACCAATGGTGGCTATATACTTCCAAACGCCCCGGTTTATGATTGGTATGAAAGTGTTTTTTCACATAAACGTGGTTGGCCAGCATGTGTATCATTTCATCAAAATCGACTGATTTTTGCAGGAACACCATCTGCTCCAAATGGAATATGGATGTCAAAAACGGGTGATTATTACAATTTTGATACAGGAACAGGTTTGGACGATGATGCAATTTATACATCTTTATTATCTGCACAACATCATCAGATTTGTACGTTGGTCAGTAGTGATAAATTACAGATTTTGACATCGTTGGGGGAATGGGCGATATCCAGTTCACCTTTGACACCATCTTCTGTGAGTATAAAACAACATACATCTGTGGGCAGTAATACAGATAGGTACCTGCCACCGCAACAAATAGAGGGTAGTAGTGTATTTATAGCCAAGTCTGGTACAGATATCAGAGAACTGGATTTAGATGCTTTGGGTGAAAATTATAACGCGACGGATTTATGTGCTTTGTCAAAACATTTGATGAATAATCCTATCAGTATAGCGTATAGTCAGCAAAAACATCAATTATTTGTTGTTATGGCTGATGGAACAATGGCGGTATTAAATAAATATCCAGGAACAGATATTTCTGCATGGGGAACATACACCACAGACGGTAAATTTCAATATGTTTGTGTGTTTGATGATATTGTGTATGTAATAGTAAATAGAAATGGCACATATTCATTGGAAAAATTTGATGATACATGTTTATCTGATGCGGGTACGTATGGCTTTTCTTATCGGATATCTGCGTTCCCAATGATAGTAAATGGGCATTGCCCAAAGAAAATTCGTATTCGCAAAGTTTCTTTGCGTGTAATGAATACAAAAACATTGTTCGTAAATGAACAACGTGTTGAACTACCTAATGCAGTTTATACAGACGATAACCCCGGATACAGTGGGGATTTATCCGTCAACATGCTTGGAACACAAAACGAAACAGTAAAAGCATTGTGGTCAGTGTCAAGCAGTGAACAATTACCAGCAACTATATTATCTGTCAGTGTTGACGGATGGTATTCAATATAATTTTTATAACCCAAAGGAGATTTTAACATGGGACAATTAGTGTCAGATGTGACAAAGGTCTTAGATTACAAAGAATCCAAGAAAAATGCTGAAAATGAACGTCAGAAAATTTTGGCGTCAATGGCAGAAGATGAAAAGGCAAAGAATAATTTAATCAAAAAAGTTTTGGCACAACAACGTGCTGTGTATGGCGCATCGGGTAATTCTGGCAACAGTTTTTCTGAAAATGCGGTATTAAAGCGCTTGCGCTCAGAAACTGCAGAACCGTATGATGAAAAACGTAAAAATAATCTGGATAAAATTAATAATCTGAAAACAAAAAAGCCAAATTTATTAAAAAGTTGGTTGGCAAAAATAGATAAAATAGCGGGTTAGTTTTATATATTAAATATTTTTGTTTTGTGTCACATAAATTATTAATAATTAAAAAAGATATGAATAATGCAACTGGTTACGATTACGGCGGCATATAATTTTTTAGATGCTTGGAATAACGTATTAGGCTTTCAGACACCAAAACACCATCGAAAAATAATGGAGTTTTTGGTTGATGTATTGAATAATGAACCGCATCGTGGTCTGTTAAACGCATTTCGCCATTCTGGTAAGTCCACAGTTGTAGGGATATTTGCTGCTTGTGTTTTATATCACAGGCCAGAAACCAGAATATTGATATTATCCGCAGAATCAAATTTAGCATCTCGAATGGTTGCACATATTCGAAATATTTTAGAAAACCATCCATTGTGCGGGGACATTTTACCTGATGCAAAGAAAGAGTGGGGAACACATAAAATCACAATTAAACGTCCCATAGGTATCCGAGAACCGTCTGTTATATGTCAGGGCATTTCAGGCAACATAACAGGTATGCGTTCTGATTTGATAATATGTGACGATGTAGAGGTCCCGAATACATGTAATACACAACAAAAGCGCGATAATTTAAGAGAGAGATTACGCGAATTGGACTTTATTTTGTCACCAAATGGAACAATGATTTACATTGGCACGCCACACACCAAGAATACGATTTATCAAACAGACCAATGTATATCAAATAGTTGACATGAAAGTGCGCAGTTTTGCCAGAATTTCTTTACCCGCTTCACCGAACATGGGCAGGTAAGTCTCGAATTCAAGCATATCTGCCTGAATCTGGGCACGACTGCGTTCTGTCAAAGGTTCAGATACGAGTTGTTTTGCAGAATCCCATGCACGATATGCTTTGTCAGTGCGTGAAACCAAATCCCATTTGGCAAGCATTTCATTGTCATCTGCCAACATTGGTTTAATGTCATCAATCCAATCGTGTCCAAATCTTTTTACAAAAGGCAGTTGCTTTATTTTATTCAACCCCTCAGGAGTTGTTTCAAAATTATTTAAAGCAATTTGCAACTGATTAATTTCATCCTGGGTCAAAGGCGCTTCTGTTTCGTGGCCAAACATCATGCCACCATATGGTAATAAATCAACCTCTATCGAATTCATAGGCGTTTTGCCACTACGCAAATTTTCAATATGTTTGACAAGTTTTTTACCAGTAGGCAATGAAGCAAGTGCAGCGATAACATTTTCATCATCAGATTCACGCAAAAACACTTCATTGACGGCAGCCCAACCGCCTTCTATGACATGTTCTTGGCGATACAGATTTAGCAATCTTTGTGCTGTGACTAATGTATGTTGTTGCATATATCCTCTCTCCCTTTGATTGAATACTACTATTTCATCAAAATCATTATGACTTTGTGCATTGTTTTACCGGTAATTTTCTCATCTGGATTTGAAATGTGTCCGTATAATTTACCCGAAGTATCTTTGCGAACAACCCCAATATGTGCTGAAACAACATCGTTGTCGTTCAAAGAACTAAAATCATCATCGATGAATACAGCCAAATCGCCAACAGAAGGCGCAACACTTGCATCTGCAAATACATAAGAATTTTCAGGTACAAAGCCACCTAAACGTTTGGAATTTGGTTCTATGGCATACACACAACAACAACCCTCTAACGAAGCGGGGGCAACAATCATATTTTCATCAGATTTCTTGAATTTGATGACTTTTCCAGATGGTGTTCCAAATACAGGAACCAATTTTTTTCGTGCGTTATCATACAACTGTGCGCCATACAAACCGCAGTTCATGTTCAGACCAGATGCAGGATTGCATGGTTCCAAAACTGCTTTGACACGTTCTTTCACTTTGTTCATTTGTTTGTTCAATTCGCCAGCGTTATAAAGTCTGGCGATTTCATCAAACAGCTGTGAAGAAGTATAGCCAAACACGTTCGCCAAAGGTTCGATCTCATTCTCATAAACTTCGCGTTGACCAACTTCAAGTTTATGATAAACAGACAATGTCATATTTGCCAATTTTGCAGTTTCTGCGATTGTTTTATCTGCGCGTTGTCGAATCTTGCGCAGACCGCTGCCGAATACTTTCAGACCGCTGTCTTCGTTATCGGTTAAACGGCGTTTGATTTCACTTTGCCATTTATCTGCATATTTATCTGTTTCATGTATGAACAAGTCAGATAATTTACAACCCAAAATAGAGCAAACATTTAATAACTGTTTTTGATTCAAACGGCGAACACCTTTTTCAATTTTGGATACAGCAGACAAAGACAAATTTGCGCGTCTTGCCAATTCGGTCATGCGCATTCCCTTGGATGCACGAATGTTGCGGATGTTATTAGGAAATATGATTTCTTCTTGGGCCATAAAAAACTCCTTAAAATACTTTGACAAAATAATAGTCAATTTTTATAAAGTTGGCAAGAGAAATTTTATTAAATAAAGTCGTCAGGTGCGTCACTGATATCGGGAACCGCAGAATTATCACTATTATTTTGTTGCGGATACTGGACATCAAAACCGTCTGTTGTTGGTTGTGGACCAAATTGGTTAAGGTTATCAAACAGATAATATTCACCAAAGAAACTTAAATGCACAGTTTCTGGTTTTCCATGGCGGTTCTTCGCAATAATTATGTCTGCTTTGTTTCTGGCATTATCCAGACGATTTTGCCAATGTTGTGTTGCATTTTCAGACGCATTACCAGACAAGCGTTGTTCAGGTGAACGCCCACTTAGGTAATATTCTTCACGGTATGTGAACATGACAATATCCGCATCTTGTTCAATAGAACCAGATTCACGCAAATCTGATAACACAGGACGTTTGTCATCACGTTGTTCGACACTACGTGATAATTGTGATAGGGCGATTACAGGAACATCTAATTCCTTCGCCAGAATTTTTAGTCCGCGTGTGATTTCAGATAATTCTTGGACACGATTGTCGCTATGTTTGCCACCAGGTGAAGTCATCAACTGTAAATAATCGATAACGATTAAAGCAATACCACCCGACTGGCGTGCAATTCTGCGTGCGCGTGTTTTTATCATCGCAACAGACATATTTGCAGTATCGTCAATTACCAATGGTAATTTTGATAAAGCGTTGGCATATTCAGACATTTTCATAATGTCTTCGTCTGTTAAATTACCGTCACGCATACGTGCTGCAGGAATTTTTGATTGTGAAGATAATATACGTGCCGCCAATTGTTGATTTGACATTTCAAGACTGAAAAATACAACTGCGCCATGGTATTTGTCGTTTGCGCGTTTATTAAATATAGCGTTTGCAGCGTTGAATGCAATATTCATCGCGACAGTGGTCTTACCCATACCAGGACGACCAGCAATAATCAGTAAATCAGAATGATGCAAGCCACTGATAGATTTATCCAAGTCATCAAGACCTGTGGTCAAACCAGACAATTTACCGTCAGCCTTGTATGCAATTTCTGCTTCTGCTAAAGCACCTTTTAATGCGTCTGCTAAAGATACGACATTATGTTCAGATTTGCCAGTAGATGCCAGATTAAACAATTTTTGTTCAGCAGATTCAATTTGGGCGTTCACAGGGTTATCTAAATCTTCAGTATATGCGTTATCCATAACGCTTTGACCCAAACTGATTAAATCACGACGTCTGGCATTATCAAAAACAATTTGTGCATAATGGTCAACATTTACAACTGTTGATCCCGCAGATGCCAATTTAGAAAGATATTCAACACCACCAATATTTTCCAAAACACCCTGTTGTTCAAGATATGTTTTTGCGGTAATTATATCAAAAGGTATGCCCGCAGAAAATTGACGTAGTGCCAGTTTATAAATTTCTTGGTGTGCAGGATGCGAAAAATGTTCTGGTAATAAAAAGTCAGAGATGTTTTCCAGTGCGCGATTGTTCATCAAAACCGCAGCCAGAACAGCTTGTTCGGCTTCCAAATTCACAGGCAAAGTTTTCGGAGTAAAGTCCATGTCTTCTAGATTAAACGAAAATTTTAATAATTCAATACCTTTTTTGTCGGGGTATAAACATTTAAAAATACCGATAATCGACAGTGCCGGAAATCCAGCATGGCCAGAATTATTTCCAATAGAAAAAATCAAGGATATTGAACGAATTGTTGGTCCCAGACATTTCTCAGCCCAAATGATGCTGGAATATGTTGCAGAAGAAAAGGCCTATTTGGACCCAGGCGCATTAAAATTCTATACCGATGATTTTGATTGTCATAATTCACATATTGGTGAAAATCTAATCACAGGTGTTTCTTTGTATTGGGATCCATCTTCGGGGCGTCGGATATCTGATGGCAGTGTTTGTGCTTTGATTTATCGTGACGATAAAAATAAAACCGCTTTTATTCATGACATTATGTATATGAATGTTGGTGATGAAGATTTACACCCGCTTGCGACACAATGTGAACAAGTATTGGACTTTATGCAAAGACACAAAATAAACAGAATAGGGGTTGAAATAAATGGTATTGGTAATGCGTTGCCTGAAATATTGCGTCGCATATCAGATGCCAAGCAAATATCTGTAAATATTGTGCAGATAGCAAATCATACTAAAAAAGAAACCAGAATTTTGAATGCTATTGAACCAATGTTGACTACTGGTCGATTGTTCGCCAGAAACACAATTCAGCAAACAATGTTGTTGTCTGAAATGTTGGCTTGGTCGCCAATTGGTTCCAAAGAACATGATGATGGTTTGGATGCTGTTGCAGGTGCACTTGCAATGACACCGATTCCAACCAGAACTTTGATAAATCACTCTGGTTTAATCAAGGCAAATACTGAATTCAACATATAACAAAAACAAAAGGATAAAATAAATGCAAAAAAATCTTATGCAACTATATAAACGTGCGCTAGATGAACGCAGTGTATGGCTTAATCGCTGGAAAACGGCTATGCGATATACGATTCCAACAGATGATTCAGATGTCGCAACACTATTTGATGCTACTGCATCTGATGCTGTTGATAATTTGGCAGCATCTATGTATTCTTTGCTGACACCACCGGAATCTTTATGGATAAATTTGGTTCGTGAAAGCGAATTGTCGCCAAATGCAGAATTTGCAACAGATATGTTGCGTGCGCATTTGAACGATTCTAATTTTTATACAACAATACACCAATGTTATACAGATTTGGTTGTTTTGGGTACAGCGTGTTTATTTATGGCGGAAAACCCAATTGGTGCAGATTCAGCATTTTCATTTACTGCAATCTCAATGACTGACATAGCGATATTACCGGGCGCTGTTTTTCATACGACTTCTATGCCGGCTTGCGATTTAATGGAAAAATATCCGGACTTTGTAATGCCATCGCATTTGCGCGATAGTGTGAAAAATAACCCACAAACACCAATCAGACTGGTTCAATCTTTGATTGGTAAAGATTTTACAGCCTGGGTTGATGTTGGCGGAGATATCGAAAACAATATCGTTTCGCGTGGTGTATTTGAAACAAATCCATATATCATATTCCGTTGGTCTGTGGTAAGTGGTGAACTATACGGACGTGGCCCGGTATTGCGTGCTTTGCCAGATATAAAAACAGTGAACAAAGTTGTAGAACTGGTGTTGAAAAACGCGACCATAGCGGTCAGTGGTATATGGCAGGCTGATGACGATGGCGTTATCAATTTATCAAATATAAATTTGACCCCTGGCGCAATAATACCAAAGGCTGTGGGTAGTTCTGGTTTAACTCCACTATCCAGTGGCGCTGATTTTGATATTTCGCAAATTGTATTGCGTGATTTACGTGACAGAATCAGACATACTTTGTTGGCGGACAGATTGGGGCTGTTGTCAGACAAAGAAATGACCGCTACTGAAATATTGGCACGCAATTCAGATATGGTTCGCATATTAGGTGCAACATATGGTCGTTTATTGCATGAATTTATACGACCACTTTGTGAGCGCGGTTTACAGATATTATCACGTCGTGGATTAATAGATAAAATATCTTTGCACAGTGATGCAGAGTTAAAATATATTGCACCAATCGCGCAAATGGCACGTGAAGAAATGGCTATATAAGGGTCAGACAATGCAAGACATAGAAAAACAATATGCACGAACTTTCGCAACGCCATCTGGAAAACAAGTTTTGATTCACTTGCGTTCTTTGACTGTTGAACGAATTATCGGTCCAAATGCTTCAAATGAAGATTTACGTTGGTGGGCAGCACAAAATGCTTTGGTGCATCACATAGAAAATTTAATAAACAAAGGGAAAAATCCAACATGA